CTGGCAGCCTATGTGGCTGAGAAGAGTGCCTACCACCACGGCGAGGTTTCCCTCGCAGAGACGATTGTGAAGTTGGCGAATGATTACACGGGTTCGAACAACATCAATCTTCTCGAACCCTGTGGTCAGTTCGGTACACGCCTCATGGGTGGTAAGGATGCGTCCCAGACGAGGTACATCTTCACGAAGCTCACCAAAGAGGCGAGAAAGTTGTTTGACCCGAAAGATGACGCCATCCTCAACTACCTCGACGATGATGGACGTTCTATCGAACCAGACTTTTACATGCCCACCCTCCCCATGGTTCTCGTGAATGGGACGGAAGGGATTGGGACGGGATTCAGTTGCTATGTGCCACCCTTCAACCCCGATGACATCAAGGAGAATATCAAGAAGTTCCTGAGTGGTGACACACCTGTCGAAATGAAGCCATGGTTCAGGGGTTTCAAGGGTAAGGTGTTCAAGGATGAGGGGGGTCTGTGGGTCACTGAAGGTACATGGAGAGACACTGGCTCCAGAATCAAGGTTACAGAACTTCCACCAGGTCGCTGGACTCAGGATTACAAGGAGTATCTGGATACCCTCATGGAGAAGAAGATGATTACCAACTACACGAACAACAGTACCACTGAGGATGTTGACTTTGAAATCTTTGGGTACTCGGGGAAAGACTTGGTGAAAGACCTCAAGATGAGAAAGACGTTCCATACATCAAACATGCACCTGTTTCACCCCACCAAGGGTATTCACAGGTACACAACCCCCGAAGAGATTCTCAAAGACTTTGTGGAGTTGCGTCTCGAACACTATAAGAAGAGGAAGGCTCACCTCATCGATGTCCTCGAAAAGAGAGCTGAGATGTGTAGCCTCAAGTCGAAGTTTGTCTCTATGGTCATCGAAGGAAAGTTGGTGGTCTTCAAGAGGAAGAAGGTGGAGTTGGAGAAGGAGATGTCTGCGACATTCCCGAAGATTGATGGTTCGTGGGACTATCTCCTAAACACGAAGACTGTCGAGTACACCGAGGAACGCGTCAACGCACTCATGAACGAGGCGAAGCAGGCGAAGGATGAGCTGGAGAAGATGATGAAGACAAGCCACGTGACAATGTGGAAAACGGATATTAAAAATATGTGAGTAGTAGATAGATATGGGTGAAGCCGCTAAAATTTCCCTGAAGGCTATTGGAAAGCAGGATACACACCTCCTTTCCAAAGACCCTGAAGATACGTTCTTTAATAGTAAAAATGAACTCAGACATTCTGAATTTAGGAAATACCATCGTTCGCGTAACGTTGTCAACCCTGGACAAGTTACGAACTGGCCATTTGGTCAGACTGTGAAAGTTGAGTTTCGTCCCCAAAATATGGGTGACCTCCTCAGTAACATGTGGTTAAGTGTGACCATGCCTGGACTCACAAATCCTTCTACTGGGTTTTACGCAGACCAACTGGGTCGACATATTCTCAAGAGTGTCACGATGTTTGTTGATGAACTCGAAGTCGAAAAGATTCATGATGATTGGGGAATCATATATGATGAACTCTACCTCGAGATGTCAGAGAAGGTGGCGAACCGATTTCTGGTGAACAGGAATCTCGGTTTCGATGACTCAACCACAGCTGAATTTAAAGAGATTTCTCGGAACAGCTCAGACCTCATGATTCCCCTTCACTTCTTCTTCTCTCGGAAGTTTGCGAGTGATGAGTATTCATCCAATGCACCGAATCGCCCCTATTTCCCTCTTTGTGGGATATACAGACAGAAGATTATATTCGAGCTTGAGTTTCATAAACAAACCTTCTTCACAGAGAGTACAAAGGTTCTCGAACTTGGTGAGTTTAGACTCATCACCGAAGAAATCACAGTCAACCCTGAAGAGCGGAAATACTTTGCGAATGAGAGACAGACATTTATCACAGACTTGGTTCGCAAACACCCAACCACAGTGAGTGAAACTGGGAAAGATGTTATCCGTACAAACCTTGTACCAAACATACCAGTCAAATGTATCCACTGGTTTCTCAGAAATACCGATTTCGAAAATGAAGATGTCGCCAATGGACCCGAACCAGCCAACTTGGAGAAGCAGTTCTGTCAGAATCGTTTCAACTTTTCTTCAAACGTAAACTTCGACGAGATTCAAACATTCTTCTATCCTATCATGTCCGAAGCGAGTTTTTACATCAACGGTAACAAACTCCCAAATGTTTCCAACACCAACCACAACTACTACAAATATCTCATCCCATCGAGGAATCGTCTAGCGAGACCTTTCAGGAATGTGTACACATACAGTTTCTCGATGAACCCAGTAAACGTGGAACCATCGGGAAACTTGGATTTTAGTCAGATTCAGTCAGATAAAACATCGATAGAAGTGAAACTAGATACGAGTGAAAATTCATTGGTGAATGTGGAATCTAATACGTACTCTCTGAACATGTATTACACGGGGTATCAAACATTCGTATTTGATAAGGGGTTTATGTCAATTGCTTACTAAAAAGTGCCGTCTTGTTTGAGGCGATATAGTCGATGATGTTGTTCTTGATACACCATTTGATGAAATTCAACTGCGCTAGAGTTGTATGGATTTCATGAGATGTCCCAGGAATCGTGTATGCAAACTTCTCTGACCGACAGAAAGGGTCAAAGAGTTTCTTACTGTATCCATCCAAGCTCGACTTGTACGCGCAATGTACAGTAAAGAGTTTGCCGTCAGTTGTCTTGTAGGACGTATTGTTCTTCTTAGCATAGTTTGTGATGAACCATTCTAGGTTTCGAAGTGAGATGCCACTCGATTTGTCCAAAATGGTCAGTAGTTTAGTTCGGTTTTTTTCATTTTCGTAAAAGCCGTTTATCGAATTTAATAGAATACCCGATTTACTCATTACAAATATCTCGCCCTAATTCTATAAGCCCTTTTGAATTTCTTCACACATGAGTTTGTTCAAATCCAGGTAACTGTTCGAGTTTTCACAGCCTGGACATCCACTGACATTCATCTGCTCTGGTCCGTGGGTATGTAAATTTTTACTTGGCAGGTGACGCCTCTTGATACGTTCTCCTTGAGCCTTGTGATACCGACAGTATCCATCATGTACAGCTCTAAATGAGCATCTCTTTGTCCCTTCTGCTGTCGTCTTCGTACCCTTACATCCCCCAGACTTGTTCGTCTCAGCTATGTCTCGTAAAAGGAGGTCAAGTGGTATACCATGAGTCTTGGAAACATTCTCTAGAGTCATACTGAGCTTATATTCGGTATACCTAGAAACCTCATCTTCAACCATTTCGTACATGTGTTCGTTGATAGCATCCTCGATACGACCAGGTAGTTCTTCGATAACCAGTTTCTTTACGCTATCAGCGACGATTTTCGAAATCTTGTCCTTCGAAATCATGACTTACTCATACTTTGCTCGTAGTTTTTAAATAAGTCTTCAACCGAATTCTCTCTTTGTCTTTTTTGCTTAAGGCGTTCCCGAAGGTCGGCAACTTTTCCAGTGTCGTCGAGACCCTGTTTTCTACACTCTTCGATGAGCTCCTCTTTTTTCATGGTACTCAGAGCGGGTTCACGCTTTTTGGGAGGTGGCTTGTGGGACTCGATGATTTCACCAAAAATCTCTTGCTTCGTGTTATCATACAGGGGGTCGAGTAGGTCACATACAGGGTTCAAGAACTTGTTCACGAAGTAGTAGTGGTAATCCACGGGTATATTGTTCTCCTCAACATACTTAGGGTCTTCAGACTTTTCAAACGCTTTCGCTCTAGGGTTACCCGTATTTACGAGTAGGTACGGGACGCGGTCTCCAGATTGTGGTTCAGAACCAGGCTTCCTTTCACGCATCTTGTTGACCACCTGTACGTGTGCCTGATTGATTTGCGAACTTTGTGGACTCGTGATGGATACTGCGTTCCCCCCAACTTTGTATGAATCTGCTAAGGACTGACTCAACACAAGCTTATCGTTAGATACCTGACCACTCAAAAGTTCGTTTGCGCGTTTCTGTGCCAACTCTTTGGGTGGACCCGTGTCGTTCGATGTCAACACAACATCGAGAAGTTCCTTGCACACCTCCCGAACATGTGGTGTATTGTCTCGACGAACAACTTGAAGACCCTTGATGTCTATGTA